AGGACTTGCTTTGATGGCTTGTAATAAAAATAAATATAGACCTGTTCCTAAAATAGTTAGGCAAAGTTATAATTTAGGAATTAAAAAATATGATAATAGAGGTTCTTTATCAAAAATAATAAAATAAATGAAGAGTATATACACTAACGGTAGTAGTATTTTCCCTAGCCAAGTGGTTAGCGACGCGGAAAAAGCAAGCTTTGAATATGGCGAGCAGGTGGCTCAAGCTATAGAGCAAGAGTGGTTTTCTCAGGGAAGAACTAATGGTAATAGGTATTTAACTACTTGGAATAACTACAATAGATTAAGGTTGTACGCAAGAGGTGAACAACCTACTCAAAAATATAAAGATGAATTATCTATTAATGGTGATTTATCTTATTTAAATTTAGATTGGAAACCAGTTCCTATTATTTCTAAATTTGTAGATATATTAACAAATGGTATATCTAATAAAGATTATGATGTTAATGCTTTTGCTCAAGATCCTGCATCAGTAGAAAAAAGAACTAACTATGCAGAAATGCTAGCACAAGATATGTTTGCTAGAGATGTAATGAAAAGAATAACTAGCACTCTAGGTTCTAATTTATTCAACACAGATGTACCAGAAGATAAAATGCCTGAAAATGCAGAAGAATTAGAATTACACATGCAATTATCTTATAAGCAGGGTATAGAAATAGCAGAAGAAGAAGCTATCAATCAAGTATTAGATGTAAATAGATGGGATTTAATTAGAAGAAGAATAAACTATGATCTAGTTACTTGTGGTATAGGAGCTGTAAAAACAAATTTTAATACTTCAAATGGTATAACTATTGATTATGTTGATCCTGCTAATTTAGTATATTCTTATACAGAAGATCCAAATTTTGAAGATATATATTATGTTGGTGAATATAAAATGGTTACTTTACCTGAAATTGCTAAACAGTTTCCAAACTTATCAGATAGTGAATTAAAAAAAATCCAAGAGTACCAAGGTAATAGAACATACATGTATGGATATGGTAATGGACCAAATGATCAAAATACTATACCAGTTTTATATTTTGAATATAAAACATATATGGATCAGGTTTTTAAGATAAAACAAACAGAACAAGGGTTAGTTAAAGCTATTGAAAAACCAGATACATTTAATCCACCTGAAAATGAAAACTTTGAAAGAGTTGGTAGAACTATAGAGGTTTTATACAAAGGTGTTAAGGTTTTAGGAACTGATATGTTGTTAAAATGGGAGATGTGTAAAAACATGACAAGACCTTTTGCGGATACAACTAAAGTAGAAATGAATTACGCGATTTGTGCTCCAAGAATGTACAAAGGACGTATTGATTCTACAGTTAGAAGAATAACTGGGTTTGCGGATATGATTCAAATAACTCATTTAAAACTTCAACAAGTAATTGCTAGAATGGTTCCAGATGGTGTATTTCTAGATATGGATGGTTTAGCAGAGGTTGATCTTGGAAATGGTACTAATTATAATCCACAGGAAGCTTTGAATATGTATTTTCAAACTGGTTCTGTTGTAGGTAGATCACTTACTCAAGATGGTGAATTAAATAGAGGTAAAGTTCCAGTACAAGAATTAAGTAGCGGATCTGGTCAGGCGAAAATACAAAGTTTAATATCTACATATAATTATTATTTACAAATGATAAGAGATGTGACGGGATTAAACGAAGCAAGAGATGGAAGTATACAAGATAGTAATACACTAGTTGGATTACAAAAACTTGCAGCTCAAGCATCTAATATAGCTACTAAACATATAAACAATGCTAGTTTATTTTTAACATTAAGAATGTGTGAAAATATTTCTAAAAAAATAAAAGATATGTTAGATTATCCTTTAACGGCTAATGCATTAAGAGATAGTTTAAACATATTTAACACTTCTACATTAAGACAAATAGATAAATTAAATCTACATGACTTTGGTATATTTTTAGATTTAGAACCAGATGAAGAAGAAAAAGCTAAATTAGAACAAAACATACAAGTTGCTTTATCTAGTGGTGGTATAGATTTAGAAGACGCTATTGAGTTACGTCAAATACGTAATTTAAAACTAGCTAATCAAATGTTAAAGCAAAAGCGAAGACGTAAATTACAAAGAGAAAGACAGATGCAATCTGAAATGGCTCAGCAACAAGCTCAAGCTAATGCAGCTGCGGCAGAAAAAGCAGCAGAAGCAGAGGTTCAAAAACAACAAGCTTTAACTTCGGAGAAAGTAAACTTTGAACAAGCAAAGTCTCAATTTGAAATACAACGTATGCAAACAGAAGCTGAGATTAAACGTCAATTAATGGCTGAAGAGTTTAATTATCAATTGCAATTAGAGCAAATGAAAACTCAGCGTGAAACAATGAAAGAACAAGAAATAGAAGATCGTAAAGATAAAAGAACAAGGATAGCTGGCACACAGCAAAGTCAAATGATAGATCAAAGAAAAAATGATTTATTACCAATAGATTTTGAAAATCAAGCAGGACAAGCACCAGTTATTTAGTATTAATTTTTAATTATATTATATTATGTCACAAAAAAAAGCGGCCGTAGAGGTCAAACAAGAAGGTGAATTTACTTTAAAAAATAAAGTAAAATCTCAAAAACCAAAACAATTAGGTAAAAAAGTTGAAGTAGCAAAAGTAGACTTATCTAAAGATCCTAATATTAAAATACAAGAACCAATAAAAGTTGATTTAACAAAAAAACCAGAAAAAGATGCCGTTCAAGAGCGAAAAACAGAAGAAGTACCTGTGGTTGAAACATCCGGAAATAGCAAAAAAGTGGACGAAGAAGTACGGGTCGACAATACAGATGCTAAAGAAGAATCTCCGATCCAAATAATAGAAGAAATAGTTGAATCAAAAGAAGAACCAAAAAAAGAAATTGTAAAAGAAGAAGTTGTAGAACAATCTAAATTACCAGAAAATGTAGATAAACTAGTAAAGTTTATGGAAGAAACTGGTGGTACGGTTGAAGATTATGTAGAATTAAATAAAGATTATTCTAAATTAAACAACGATCAACTTTTAAAAGAATATTTAAGAAAAACAAAACCTCATTTAGACTCTGAAGATATTAATCTTATAATGGAAGATTATAAATATGATGAAGAATTAGATGAGCAAAAAGACATACGAAGAAAAAAGTTAGCTTATAAAGAAGCGGTTGCTGGAGCTAAGCAAGATTTAGAGAAAAGAAAAACCCAGTACTATGCTGAAATAAAGCAAAGACCTGGTGTTACTCAAGATCAGCAAAAAGCAATGGACTTTTTTAATCGTTACAATAAACAGCAAGAAACTATAAAGCAAACTCAAGAGGATTTTAAAAATCGTACTGATAAATTATTTAACACTGATTTCAAAGGTTTTGATTATAATGTGGGAGATAAAAAGTTTAGGTATAAAGTTCAAGATCCGAGTAAGATAGCTGAAACTCAATCTAATATTTCTAATTTTGTAGAAAAATTTTTAGACAAAGATGGAAAGATTAGTGACACAGCAGGTTATCACAAAGCTTTATATGCTGCGATGAATACTGATAAACTCGCCTCTCATTTTTATGAGCAAGGTAAAGCAGATGGTGTTAAAACCATTGTACAGAAATCTAAAAACCCAAGTATGGACGCACCAAGGCAAGTTGCAGGTGGGGACGTTTATGTAGGTGGTTTCAAGGTTAAAGCTGTTAGTGGAGCAGATTCATCAAAATTGAAAATCAAAAAACGAACATTTAACAATTAAAATTTAAAAAAAATGGCTTTATCCCCACAGTTTGGCTCGATAGTACCGAGTCAAGTACAGGAAGCTTTATCAACTAATTTCTTATCCTTTAATGGAGGAGCAAATCCTGGTGATTCTGATTCTTTCGCTCAACAATATCTGCCTGAAATTTACGAAGCAGAAGTAGAGAGATATGGAAACAGAACACTATCTGGATTTTTAAGAATGGTCGGTGCTGAACTTCCAATGACAAGTGACCAAGTAATCTGGTCAGAACAAAATAGATTACACATTGCATATGACAACTGTACAAGAGTTGCTCCTGCTGCAGGTTTTTCTGATGGTATTCAAATACCAGCAGGTGTTACTAACGTAATCTCTCCAAGATCTACAATTGTATTATTGGATGATTTTGGTAACGAAGCAAAATTCCTAGTAGGTGATTCTAACGTAGGTGCAGGACCAGTGCAAATAAACGGAGACTGTTACACGGCTGCTACTATAGCTGCTGCTGGAATTGTTGGAGCTTTTAAAATCTTTGTTTACGGTTCTGAATATAGAAAAGGACAAACTACACCTAATGCTGCGCAAGGCGCTGCTCCTGCTACAGGAAATGATATGGTTAGTGTTGAGCCTACGCTTACTCAGTTCAGTAATAGACCAGTAATAATCAGAGACAAGTATGTTGTATCTGGTTCTGATACTGCTCAAATAGGTTGGATTGAAGTTTCAACTGAAGACGGAACAGGTGGTTATTTATGGTATCTTAAAGCTGAATCTGAAACTAGATTAAGATTTGAAGACTACTTAGAAATGGTATGTGTAGAAGCTGAATTAGTAGCTGCTGCATCTGCTCTTACAGTAGGTGAAGCTCAAGGATCAGAAGGTCTTTTTGCTGCTATTCAAGCTAGAGGTAACGTACAAGTTGGATTCTCGGCTGCTGCAGGTATTAGTGACTTTGACGACATTCTTAGAAACTTAGATACTCAAGGAGCAATTGAAGAAAACATGTTATTCTTAGACAGGCAAACAGCTTTAGATTTTGATGATATGCTTGCTGCAATTTCATCTGGATCTTCAGGTGGTACTGCTTATGGATTATTTGAAAACTCAGAAGAAATGGCATTAAACTTAGGTTTTAGCGGTTTTAGAAGAGGTTCATATGATTTCTATAAGACTGACTGGAAATACCTTAATGACGCTTCAACTCGTGGTGCTGTGACTGGACCAAACTCTATTGAAGGAGTTTTAGTTCCTGCTGGTACTACAACTGTTTACGATCAAATTTTAGGAACTAACATCAGAAGACCTTTCTTACACGTAAGATATAGAGCTTCACAAACTGATGATAGAAGAATGAAATCTTGGTTAACAGGTTCTGTTGGTGGTGCATTTACTTCAACTCTTGATGCAATGGAAGTTAACTTCCTTTCTGAAAGATGTTTAGTAACTCAAGCTGCTAACAACTTTGTATTATTCAAAGGAGTGTAATTATTCACATTAATAATAACCTCCATCTTCGGGTGGAGGTAATTATTATTTTTTAAACTATTTAATTATATTATATTATGGCAAAAAATAAAAAAGAAGAAGTGGTAGAAGAATCAATTATGGTTGCTACCCCTAAAAAAGAAAAACCAGTTGTAAAAAAAGATAACTGGGAAATAAAAGATAGAACGTATATACTAAAAGGTAATAAAGAACCTTTAACTCTCACTATACCTAGTAAACACACCAAAAAGCATGCTTTGTTGTGGTTTGATACAAAATCACAAACTCAAAGAGAATTAAGATATGCTACTAATATGTCATCTCCATTTGTTGATGAACAAAAAGGAGAGGTTACTCTAGGTCATATTACTTTTAGAGATGGATCATTATCCGTTCCTAAAGAAAATGTAATTTTACAAAAATTATTATCTTTATATCACCCTATGAAAGATAGAAAATATTCTGAATTTGTACCAGCTGCAATTGCTGAAAATGATTTAGAATTAATTGAATGGGAAATTGAAGCTTTAAATGC